TACCTGGTGTTGGAAGCGTGAAGGTCACAAGGGTCTGGAACTGTGACATCCGGCCTGCTGAAATGATCCCCACGCCGCGGGTGAATGCGTGGTATCGGGAGATCATCGGGACATTGGAGGTCGGGGAAATCCGGTCGTGGCTCGACGCGGTATACGCAGCGGCAAGCCAAAAGAAGCTGACCACGGGCGGTACCGTGCTCCTGACCATCCTCGGCGCGGATCACAACCCGGCGTCGGATGTCCTCATAGAGACTGTACAGAACACCATCGACCCGCCTGAAGATGCGGGAGAGGGGTATGGGCTGGCCCCGATCGGGCATGTCGTCACGGTGAAAAGTGCGGACGCGGCAGCGGTGTACCTCACCACCCGGCTTTTGTTTGAGGAGGGATACAGTTGGGACAATCTCCAGGCGGAGATTGAAGGTGTAATTTCAAATTACCTGTTGGAGCTGCGCAGAGGGTGGGAGGACGCCAGCTGTTTGATTGTGCGTCTCAGCCAGATCGAAGCGCGGCTCCTTTCGATCAAAGGGGTGATTGATATTCAGGATACGGCGCTGAACGGAAGCCCGGAAAATCTGGTCCTTGGCAGATACGAGGTGCCGGTGTTTGGAGGTGCGGCGGCATGTTGAGGAATGTAGACCTGCCCGGCTATCTGCCGCCCTATTTACAGGAATACCGGGAGCTGATGCAGGCTCTGAATGCTGAAAATCCAGAATTCAAGGCCGTCTGGAAGGAAACACAATGGATTCTGGACAACAACTTTGTAGTAAGTGCGGACGGTTATGGGCTTTTGCGGTTTGAAAAAATCCTCGGGATCCATCCGCGAAAAAGTGAAACCCTGGAGGAACGCAGACTGCATATCCTTGCCCGTTTGAACGAGCGCCGACCGTATACGCTCCGCGCCTTGCGGGAACTGCTTGGAAACATCTGCGGAGACCGCTTCCGGTCGGCCAGTGTGGACACAGACCGGTATACGTTGGAAGTGAATGTCCTCGACGGAAAACCGGATTTATTCCCGATCGTACGGGAACTGCTGGACCATATCGTCCCGGCCAACATCATCTGGGGCGCTGTCTTTGAGCAGACAACCCCGCTGCCAGCCGCACAGATGCGGATTGGCGGTGCGGTTATACCGGTCATATCTTCCTCGAAGCTGTCGGAATTTGCGTGGGTGCGGGCGTTCCGGACGCCTGTGAGAGCAGGGACGATGACCGCGGGGAGCCTGTCGTCATCAAAAATGCTTGCGTTTCCGCGGCATTATACGCTTCAGACATCTGTGCAGGCTGCGGTAGGCCGCTGGAAATACACCGTTACACGTCTGCCACCAATTTCAGAAAGGGATGATTGATCTTGGAATCTGGATTTACCATTACCGCTGCCGGATGGCGTAAGCTGGCGAGGATGGTCGCCGGGGATACGCTCCACATTACACGTGTCGCCGTTGGGAAAGGCGTTTTGCCGGAGGAAACCAATCCCGCGGATTTGACCGATTTGGTCAACCCGGTTGCCGATGCGGCATCGACACAGCAGCTGGTCAACGGCTTGGAAGTCTCGTTCATCGTAGAGTACCGGAACGACATGAACGGCGGCCTTGCAACAGGTTTTTGGCTCACCGAATTTGGCGTTTTTGTGCAGGACGGCGACAGCGAGATCATGCTGTATTATGCAACGCTGGGAGATTATCCGGAATATGTTTCGGCATATGGCAGCGGACGGATCGACGTCAGACGGTATCCGGTGGCGATCGTTTTGTCAAAAGAGCTGAAGGTGGAACTGGATTATCCGCCTATGGCGTTCCTGACACATGAGGAAGCGGAACCCCTTTTGACCAACTATACGCTGCTTCGGATTCAGCATGGGCTTGGGTGCTATCCGTTGGTCGAGCTGGGCGCGCTCAGGTATGGCGCGGGTCTTGGACGGTCTGGTGAGACACCCGCGGGCGGCACAGATATGGAGATGCACCCGGTCAAGGTGATCCATCACGACCCGTATAGCCTGAGCATCCGGACCGTCCGTCCGGTTTTTCAGATGGGTTCACCGATCGTTCGGAAGCTGGACAACTGCCGTTATATTGTCACCTTTGAGGGGAACGATGCCGACAGTTTGTATATTCAGCTGCTTTGCAATGCAGGGACGGTCCCTGAGATTCCCGCAGACGTAATTGCGGTCAAAAATATGGTATTCAGCGCAGACCCGCCCGGGGATACCTCTGTAATCTGGGGCGCGCTGTAAAGTTTAAAGCAGGAGGAATGAAAGTATGGCGCAGAACTACACGCAGAGAGTATTTGTGAACGGAAAATGGGAGGACCGTTATCCCAAAACGGTAGCGGCACAGGTCGAGACCGACCCGCAGCACCGGTTTTTGACGGACGGTCAGATCGCGGCCTTTGAAGCCAAAGAGGATGCGGCCAGCAAAAACAAGCCGGGTGGTTATGCGGGGCTGGATGAGGAAGGGCGGCTGCCGCTGTCCCTGATCCCGTCGCTGCTGGAGCATAACAAGGGCTACTACGCGGCCCCGGAAGCCTTAAGAGAAGCGCATCCCTCCGCCATCGCCGGAGATTTCGCAGTCGTTGGCTCGACCGATACTGTCTGGATTTGGGACGCTGACGGCGAACCGGCAGGCTGGATCGACAGCGCGACGCGGGGTGCGGTGATCTCGGTCAACGGCAAAACAGGGGCGGTTACCATCACATGGGACGATCTGGAGATACCCGACGCCACACTGACAGACAAGGGCATTGTGCAGCTGAGCAGCGCCACCGACAGTGAGGATGAGACGACGGCGGCGACGCCAAAAGCGATTAAGGTGGTCATGGATGAGGTAAAGGGTCGGGCGAAGATTACAGTCGGAGACACCGCCCCGGAGGATGCACAGGATGGGGATTGGTGGTTTGACACCTCCACGCCCGATGTATCGTAAGGCGGTGGCGGCAGATGGCAGATAGGACAGGGCTGATCCCGTTTGTCCTGCGGGAGCGTAAGGATGGCAGGGATGTGCCCTATGCGCCGCTGACCACAGCTGGACAGGTGCTGATGCCGGACGGTGTCCCGCTTGCGGATTATCTGGCGGCGAGCGTCCCGGACTGGCCGCTCGTCACGATCCGGCATGATCTGGGCGATTATCCGGACGTGCTGCTGCTCATGGGAGAGCATACTGCTGGCGCAGGCGGGGCCGGGGATGGCCCGGCAGGCGGCTCCGAACTGGTGCAGTGTCCCTGCCGCCAGAGCTATCCGGACGCCGACACCCTGACCGTGTATACCATCCGAGAGCTTACGAGATTGGGCAGCCCCACACTGCATAAGATCAGCGACCGGGTCTATACGCTAACCTTTGAGAGCTTTGAAAGCCTATACATCAAGCTACTGTTGAACGTTTGAAAGGAGATTGAGACGATATGGAATTTAGCCCATTGATAAAGGGAACCCCGGACTGGAACGAGAAATACAATCAGGACATTGGTGGCCTGTGTGCGGAGATGGATGCTGCAAGATCCAGCGGTATCCTGAACACCTATGTACATACCAAGAGTGGAACAGCCCACACTCTGACCGGTGAGGGCGCGATTATGCGGTTTACTGCGACAGCAGGATGGGCTGCGGGTGATACAATCTCCGTCAATGGACTGGGTAAGAACCCGGTCACGCTTGAAGGGACGGCTCTGCCCGCTGGTGCATTTGCGCAGGGAACGCAGGTGGTTGCGGTCGTTGATGGAGAAAATCTGCAATTTTTAACGCAGTCCTATGCTGGTCAGTTTGATGCTATATCAACGCAAATGTCAAATAAGGCGGAGAAATCCAGAACAGTTTTGGACGCTAAAAGGGATTACCAAAATTACACAACCGTACTGGAAATGGTGAATAGTGTGAGCAATGACAGCAGTGTGATTGCGTTTGGAGATCAGTTTTCTGCGCTCTTTAATGCCGAAGACCGTCCACCGAGGCAGCGCGAATATTTTTATTTTATCCTGTCCGATGGGATAAGGAAAGACGTGGTTGCCTTTGACTACGGCGCACAATATATCTTTATGCGCAGGATATATAACAAGGCATGGATCTCCGAATGGGTACAAGTCGCCACCTGTTCCTGCGAGGACATGGAGTGGAAAGACCTGCCGCTGTCAAGCGATTTTATCAATTGGGACGAAACTACGGGAAACAGGCTACAGTATCGCAAAAGTTATGATGCTGTATATGTCCAAGGTGTCATAAAGCCTGCCGACCCAGAAAATGTAGCAGAGATCATGCGTAAACAGATTACAACACTTCCCGCAGGATGCAGACCCCAAAAAGGCATATGGTATCAGGTATGCGCATTAAGTGCGGGTGGATATTACTGGAGGTGCCGGATTTTGTCCAACGGAGCTGTATCATTCGACGGCTGTACTACAGATGCATTATCAGCCGCCCGAAACAGTATTGAGGTAAACCTTATGATTCCGATCTAAAACATGTCCAGTCGAACAGAGCTATTCAGTCAAAAAGCAGAACGGTGCTATAAATTTGTTGCAGCCATCCGTGCTGTAATGGCACTGAATCAATCCGTTTGCTCCGATAGTCATAGCCCCTAAACCCTTATAATAATGATTGACATCCCTAAAAATGCCGGGAACAAACAAGTGGCTTTTGGGTCTGAATCCGACAGGAAATACGGCGATTTGAGTGCAGCACGCAATATCTGTTTTGTCCGTCTTTTCACAGGCGATCGAGCCAATAACGATCCCCTCCTGTGTTTTACAGTAGTAACTTTCCATACTCATACCGTCCCATACCCATTTGCCGAACCCGTCCACATAGGCTACCTCATATCGTTTTGAAGGTGCCGCAGTGGCAATCCTGACCCATGCCTGCCACGTTTTCCCGCTGAAATCATTTGTATCGTTATGGCGTGAGCGCACAAAGATCGCATTTTGGTCGGCCCCATAACCAAAAGCTTGATGAGCGAACTGTACTGCACGATTTCTATCTCCGCGCAAAGTAATCACATTCCAAAAATACGGAGGCAGCGAGTTGGGTGTTGGGGCATATTTTAGGCCCTCATCGGATGCTATCATACCAACCGCATGGTAATCAACTTCTGACATCTGATTCAAGGGTGGCTCGAAGATATTACTTGTGTCAATTTGCACGTTAGGGTTTTGCAGCTTACTCGCAAACTGTGCGTACAAATCGCTCTGTAACACCCGGTTTTTGTCCGCCTTATTTGACGAGGGCGTACAGAAACAGACGCTTGTCCTCACTTGACAAAGCGGCTGAAAGCAGTATAATAAAGAGTAGAAGGGCGCTGCGACAAGCGGTTAGCCCAGTAAGATTAGATAGGAAACCCTAAGAAACCGTCACTTGGCCGAGTGGCGGTTTCTGCGTTTTACAATAATCGTAACCGTAAAAGGCCCGATATGTATTGTAATCCGCATAGCCTCACCCCCTCTCAGGGAT